AGCGCCTTCAGGGTCTCGTTTTCCTTCATAAGCGCCTGTATGCCGCTCACATGAAAAGATCCGTCAAAGACCGGCACACCCGTTACCCCGTTTGCGGCTTCAGGGTTGGGGGCTATTCCGTATTCAAGCAACTCGTCCGCGCTGAAGATCCGGGCGTAATCCTGATATCCCGCGTGGGTTCCGATGATCTCCAGCCCTGCATCTATCCCCTGAATAGCCCCGCGTTCGATATTTTCGCCCATAAGCGAGTAGACACCCATGGCCTGGTCGAGATTCTGCGCCGACTCGCGGGCGGTCATATCCTGCCGGTATCCCGGGAGACCCTGGACCGCGTCGGTCACAAACGACCCCCGCTGAAACTGCTGGTCGTGATACTGCACACTGGCAAGCACATCATTGATCCGGCTGCGCCGCTGCACCTCGCGCACGGCCTGCTGACCGCTGATCGTATCCTTTACCGCGTAGGTCTTGCCGGGCCATGACTCCACATCGGTCGGGTCCACCAGGGCATCTACATTGACCTCCGTGGGCGGGTTGACAAGCCACTGGAGGCGATCCTGCTGAAGACACATTGAGGTGTTTATGGCCTCCCACACACTCAAAACCCCTTCGAGAAGACCTCTGCCCCCGAATGCGAGAAGACCCGGCAGCGCTGAAAAAGAGATACCCGGCCATCTGAGCCGTTTATAGGGAACGCTTTTAGGTTTCTGGATGACACGGTTTCCGGCCACGGTATAGGTTGCCCTGGGCAGCAGAACCTCACCTTTGGGATCCAGGATGATCCCCCAGAACTCGGAGGTGAGTATCAATTTCCGGAACTTCGACCGCTCCCAGATCATATTCTTACGGGCCGAGATCGCATCTTTTGTCATAAAGGGATTCTGTGGGTCTTCGCCGTCCGTTTCCTTGGCCCGGGCCACGTCAAAATAGCGGCCCGACTTCTCGCCCTTGAGCAGTACAAAATAATCGAGCCATTCCTGGTGTATCCAGTAGATCCCCGATTGGCAGTCACGGGCCAGGGCATCCGGGTCGCGCTGTATCTTCCACGGTTCCACTAAGGCGAATTCCAGCCCCTTGCCGGGTACCCAGCGGGGGATCATCTCAAGACTGACGCCCACGGCCAGACCCATGGTCACGGCATCGGTGAACCGGATCACAAAATCGGAGTGGGTGCTGTTAAGATGTCTCTCCATGACCTTCTGGTGGAAATCGGCCGCCGTCTTATTGGTGGCGTTCTCCACACTCAGATAATTGGGGGAAAACGCCTTTTTGACTGCCGCGGCGCCGTACTGGACCGTCTGGAACGGTTTGGGCGCCACATACCGCGACTGCCAATCTTCCTTGTCCGCGTAAGACTCGGGCTCGTTTTCGTGATAAACATTCCAGCAATCGTTCTGGATCCTGCGTATCCGGGCCTGGGCCTTGACCGACTGCTGGATACAGTCGTTGCAATAGTCCACAAAATGCTGCTCGTTCTCGCCCGCATAGGCCCGGGCCGCCCCTTCCCGCTCCTTCAGCTCCTGGTCATCACGTACCTTGAACGGAGAAAGGGTATCCATCTCCCGTTTCCGGTTCAAAAGCTCAAATTGTGGATCCGCCATTTTTATCGGCATGGTTCAGTCTCCAAACCTACCTCTCGCAAAGATACAAAGTTTAAAAGATTTTCTCTCACAGAGGACACAGAGGACACAGAGAAAAGATTTATAAATAAAAGACTCTGTGATCTCTGCGGTCTCTGTGAGAGACTTTTTTTCCCTTCATTTATCATCGGAGTCTTCGCTTACCTCGGTTATTCGTTATTCGATTGTTCAGTCCGCATTCGGCACTGTGCGCGGTTTCGCCTGTATCTTCACCCGGGATAAAATCCCGGTGGTCCCCCCCACAGTCATCTCGGCAATCATCATACAGTCATACGCACTGCAAGCCCTGTTAATCTCGGCCAAACACTTCTCTTCCCTCATCTTGTCATCACCCACAATCATCTTCGGGCCACCCGCCGCCATAGCCGCATCCTGCATCGTCTTGAAATCCTTACTATTGTCCACACCCATCCTCCTCATTCCCTTCTTAATCGATCGTTTAGCCACCTGTTTCCTCCACCCCTTTCGATTGTTGATTGTTGATTGTTGATTGCTAAATCCGCGCGCCCAACGCATTCGGAAATATCCGGTCAAAATTCGCCTTGTACGGCCTGCTCACTCTCCCCGGCGCCCAGTCCTCACTCCTGGACTTACAGCCGGCATGGCAGCCCCGGGGATCCGGCTCGCCATTATGCCCCTCATCCGGAAAGGTCTCGGCCCCGCAGTCCTTACACTTAAAGATCTCATTCTTCTCACCCTCCTGATCATAGGGCCCCCCCTCCGTCATCTCCCAATACCTGTCGTACTTCCCCATTGCAGCCCTCCGGGCTGGTTATTAGTTATTAGTTATTAGTTATTCGTAAAAACTCTGTGATCTCTGTGTGCTCTGTGAGAGCCTTTTTTTCCCTTTGCGCCTTCGCCGTTCCTGCTGCGCCTTCGCCGGTGTCCCTGCTGCGAGAGACTTTTTCCCTAATCATCAATCCTACCCCACCGCTCTCATCCCAACCCTCGATCGGCCCCCGTAATTCCCTCCGCGATAAGACCGCGCCAACTTCGTCTTTTTCATCTTCTCTTCAAGACTGAGTCTTTTATTTTTCGGCAACTTGACATACGGAAATAGCACACTCACCATGTACGCAAACGCATCGCCCGGATGCGAAAACTTGTCCTTGACAGGCAGGGTACCCACGATGTTTCCGGAATTATCTTTTTTCCAGTGCCAGCCGCCGTTGAGGGCGCGGTGAAGCAGGTATGCCGACTTTGAAATAAAAATCCTGGGGGAGCCGTCTGTGGCAGACATGAGAAGTGAGGTTTTGAGTGGATCGATCCGCGATACCCATCGGGTGGGTCCCGGTTCAAAACGGGTCTTGAGCATACGCTCCACCCGTTTGGACGCCGACTCGATCCGGGTGGACTGGTCCGGGGTCCGCATGGTCAGATCGCCGATATCCCGCCAGTCAAAAATATTATTCTTGTACTTGGGGCTGTTGAGCAGGGGTTCGACCTTCTCCGCGATTAATTCCTTAACCCCGATATTATCGCCCGCACACACATCATGTATCCACAGCTTGCCTGGCGGTACAAACTGACCGATAACACAACAGGGGCTATGCCAACCGTCCCAGCCGCGTACACCGATACCGCCCCTGACCACCGGTAAAACCGTGTCTCTACTGAAATGTTTCAGGGGGTTATACTCGGGTGTGACCTTCTTCCCCCTCATCACCGGGGCGGCCCGGCCCTCGATATACCGAGCCTTCTTTCCCGGGTCCCTGCTGAATGCGGCAATATGGGCGGCCCTGGCCTGGGGGTTTAAAAACTTGTTTTCGCGGTATTTAATACGATAGATTTCTTTGTGGATCTCAAACCCGGTCTCCGGATCAACTGCAAGGATATCCGGTCCGGCGGCTAATTCCTCGGTCCAGTGATCCTCATCCGCCGGGTTCTGGGTGATCTGCAATCTCATCAGGGTACCCTTCTGCCGGGCGGCCCTGGCAAGGGCCATCTCAAACACCTCGTATGGGAGACCCGCATTCGCCTTCTCAATAATAGGCGCGGGTTCTTCAAGCCAGATCACCGAGTACTGCGGGCCTTGTAATTTTGACAGGGAGGCCTCGTCATCGATACCGAAGCAGTCCATCTCCACCCTCGGGGTGGAATGGATGATCATCTTTTTGTCGTCGTCGTGAAATGAAACCCGGGACCCGAACATCTCCCTGATGTCGGGCGCCGTGGATATCTTGATATTCTGGTGGGTGTCCCTGACAAGTGCGCCTCTTATAGGCCGCCCGCATCTCGCAGCATGACGGACCAGGGCGATTGCCCCGGCGAATGTCTTACCCTCGCCCATTGGACCCATAAGCATGACCACCTCTGCAGCGGAATGCACAAAGGCGTCCTGGGTCTCGGAGAGTTCCACAAACCAGCCGTCAGCCATCCTTCTTGCTCCCGACGATATAGGGTTTGTATGTTGAATGGTCTTCCTTGTTGTCTTCCGGACGTTTGCCGCCCGTGCGATCCACGATATAGATCGGGCTCTTTCCCTCATCGTCTAATAATCCGGCCTGTCTCAACTTCAGATCGATGATCTTGATGGCCGTGTTCATAGCCTTGTCCCGCTGTAACTGGAGCCGGTCCTCCCGGGCCATATAGATCAGGCATTCCCGGATGATCTTTCTGACCAGGACATCGATATCCTCGTCTTTGCCCGTAAAATACGTGTCTGAAATTAGCATCCACCGCCACAACTGCACTTTCCCCATGATAGCGACTGCGGCATCGGCCATCCGGTCTACCCGGTCCTTACCCGCCTCCCTGGCCCACTCAAGGCACTGGCCCTCCATCTCTTCGAGGGCCTTCAGGTCCTCAGGCACCACCCTGTCCACATGGTCGCGGATGGTCTTAAACGCCTCATCCGTGGCCGCATTGCGGACCTTGCCCACATAACGGGCAATGGACGACTCGGACACCTTTGCATCCGGGTTTTCGATCTTGACCTGGGCCGCGATCCGCCGGGCAGAAAGCCCTTCGGTCACCAGCTCCTGAATCCGCCTGTCAAGCCCCATCTGCTCGATCTTGGTCCGTCTGTTGGCCATGTCGCCTACGGCTCCGGTTATTAGTTATCTGTTATTAGTTATTAGTTTTTGCCCTTCATTCATCATTCGATGTTCGATGTTCGATGTTCAATGTTCGATATTCGTCTTCTTAGAGTTCGTCTTTTTAAGCTGCTCATAAAAAAAGCGGCTGTACGGAGAAGCATGGCCCCATACAGCCGCTTTTAATATCGTTATCCGCCCCCGGGTGATCAACCCGGCACGGTATTATTCAATTAACATTTAAACTCAAAACTCAAAACTCAAAACTCAAAACTCAAAACTGTTTTTATTATAGCACGGGTTTTTGAAACGATAGGCCTACAGGTGGGCAAAAAACCGGCTGGAGGTATTCCCGGCCATTCTCGGGAATTATCGTGGAAGAAAAAAATGTAGATTTTTAAAAAAAAGACTTGACAAGGGTAAAAAAGAGGGAGTGATGCCTGCCCGCCATCGGCTTCGCCTTCAGGCGAGGCGGGCGGGATTGTCGATTATTGATTGATGATTGAAGGGCCAAGGGCGCCAAGTTGCGGGTTACGGATTGCGGGTTGGTGGATTAGCCTTGTTATACCCTGAGGACGGACGGGGGCATATGAGCGTAGACAATATTCCATGTTGGATGCAATGTGAATATACCTAAATTTCCAGCAAATCGAACTCGCAAATATTGTCCCCTTGACCCGACAATCCAACCTCTTGATGGCTCAACGTGTTCACATTTCTGAAATGTGATTTCCATTCCCCGCTTTGCTGGAACCCCATACGTATCTCTAATATATTTCATGCTCATCTTTTCACCTATAACGTGGAATTAAGCGGAGCAGTCTTTTTCGCTTCCGCTTGAATGAGTGGTTATGAGCTTACATACCTGCCGCCCAACAAAATCACTTGAAAAATATCGTATGTATTTTCCTTCTTTTTCAGCGTATTTTATTTCTTTGGACGTGCTTTCTCCGATATATCCATCCCAATCGACGACAAATATCTCATCGGCAAGATCGATTTTCCTTAAATGCAATTCGTCCATAGCTTCGGCGCAGCCTTCATGTTCTGCAAGATGATCTGAAGGACAATCTGGATACCATTGAGGCAATAAACTCAACCCCATTGTAATCGCCAACTCATTGCGCTCAATCAGCCATTCCGCAACTGCCATAATTTCAACAAATTTCGATGATCCGCACATGACTACTATCTTCGGTTTTTCCATTTCTTTCCTCATAACGTGGAAATGAGCAGACGGCGTGTTTTTAGCCGGTATGCTCGATTTCTTGGTTATCGTCAATGCGCCCATATATGACACTGTGACCCTTTCCAGATAAGGCAATTTGATCAATATCTGCATGACTATCAAAATAGTCTGCAACCCATTCAGGTGCGCCACTATCATTGTCTATTGGTTGTGGGCCTTGCGCATGAAACGTTCCTTTTATTTGTAATTCACCTATTGCATGGGCACCGAAAACTTTCCGGCCATTACTCCCTTTCATTGCAAAAGTGAAAGATCCTCCATCTACGAATGGCATAAAAGCCTCCTTTCTAAGACGATAACAAGTGATTATATAGATCCGCATAACTTCGGTTTTTGGAGGTTATGCGGAAAAGCAAGTTTCGTGCCAGCGATTTTCTCTGCGCCCTCACTCCAACCCCGGAATAATAATCGGCACATCCACGGACGGATAGTCCGGCCGCACCGTAAACGACTTTCCGGTATCCATATCAAGATAATACCGCCCACTACCCTGGCGCCGGCTGTTATACAGCTTCCCGGTGTCCATATTCCAGATATTCGCCCCGCCGGAGCCATCCTCGTGGACCTCGTAAGTTCGCATCTGCCCCGAATCATCCATAATCGTCACCCGGTACCCCCAGGCCGTCACCCAAACTCCCAAAACCAAAACCACCACCGCTAATCCCATTATTACCTTTTTCATACTGCACCTCCCGCGTTACGTTGAAAACCTGTCATTTCGTGATACTCTGCCATTAGAGTGTTCATGTTAGAATCAATATCAATGCAATAACCGATGGCCTCAAGGTTGAAATACATTTCCCCACAATGTTCACACATCCAGTGGGATGCCAATGGAATCTCGCCGTCCTCTCCCCAGATACTATACTCAACCTCATCTCGTGGTGGCCTCATTCGTGCAAATTCAATACACTCCGACCCGATGTCGATAAGCACCCCACAACTCCCGCAGCGTTTTCGCCTGGAGGTATCCAATTTTTGGAAATCATCAGGAGAAAACCAGCAAGGACCGTCTCCCTCCCATTCATTGCACGTACAGGATAACATAATATCTCACCCCTCCCCTGCGTCCTCTGCGCCTCTGTGTGAGACGTTTTTTAAAAATCTCTCACAGAGATCACAGAGTCACAGAGAAAAAACTAATCAATGTGCGCCGTTTACCCCTTCCTGTGCACCTCATACAATTCCAAGCTCGCCTTTATACTCTCCAGCTCTATGGAGATGGCCCATGCCAGGGCCTCAATACACGAATACAACCCGCCTGTCAGCCGCATATTGTCAATCAGCCGATCCCCGGGCTCCTCAAAGTCACCTCCGATCTGCAGCGCATGGAGTACCATCCCGAGACCGGTCAACCCCTGGGCCGCCCGGTCGATATGCCCCAAATACATATTAACAGCCGGAAAAGATTCAGGTTCCGTCATGATGCACCGCCTTCCCAGGCAACCGCATAATACCGCCCGGTCCGATTCAGACAGACCCCGTGTGCCACACGAATACAGGTGATACCCCCGTTCTCATCAGGTACCGACTGGGATGTAAAAACCATCCGTGCAGCGATTTCCCGCAAGGACCTGTAAAACGTATTGCGGCCCAGGGGCACACCCTGCGCATCTTTGCACCACCCCTGATACGCCTCATGAAGTTCCATGGGGCGACACGAGGCATCCGCGTGCATCAAACAGCAGCTTTCTAAGAAATCCCGAACCGTTTCATCCTTCATCCGGAGGACCCGGGATACAGGCCTGGCTCCGAAACTCGTAGCAGGTCCTTTCCCGGTCAGATAATCGCCGTCATAGCCGGGCCTGCCATATACCGCCGTCAACCCCCGCACCGCCGCATTCACCGAGGCCATTGTCTCGTTCAACTGGGATATCGCATCCACAGCCGCCTGATCCGCCTCCTCATCCGCACCCGGTATGGCATACTGCCCCGTTTTGCGGAGGGAGGGAAGCACATCATGGGTCACCCACCGCCGAAAAGGTTTAGCCGCCTCCTTGTTCGATCGGACAATCAGGGTGTAAAGACCGGATTCGGAAATGGTCGCCATGTCCTGTGCGCCTCCAAGGGTATCAATATTTTTGATACCCTTTTCATCATCATCCAGCTTTTCAAGTGCCATACTTACATTTTCAAGCTCCAAAATAACACAAACATCCTTTCCAACAAACCAGGGCTCCCCACTTTCATCTCGGATCACCCGCACATCCTGCTCCTCATACTCAAATGGAATTACATTAGTCATGATTCATTCTCCTTCCTTTAGAAGTTTGACGTTTAGGGCACAAAAAAAAGCGCCCGAGTGCTGTCATGGCTCTAAAGGAGACCACCCTCGGCGTGTTGCCACGCTTCGGACACTCGGGCGCAAAGAATAAGCCCTAATAAAAACACCCCCTTCCGCGTCACAAAAATGGCGCGGCAAGGCCGGGGACAGCCTCTTTAGAGTTATGACAGTTATTTCCATAACAAATCCTTTATCCCTTGTCAAGATGTTTTTTTTATTTTTTATTTGACATTGAAGCACTTTATCTGCTACATTGCAGCATCTGCAATAATACAGGAGGATCATAAATGGTGAATATCTCTCGTAAGATGAAAGAATGGTATCGCGGAACACCCATCCCATACAGCATCGATAACCTCACGGACCTCCAGAGAGACAAGTTCGGTGAGCCACAAACACCGCTTCTTCCCGACAGATTCAATCCGCCGGTTATCGCTAAAGTTTTCAATGGCATAGGACGCTTCTGCCGCCGCTACTGGAAATGGATTATTGGAATACTTTTTCCAGCAACTCTGGCCATGATAGGCCTGCATCTCGCATCTTTAGTATCAACTTTATCCATGTAACGGCGGCAAAAGTCATCCCCACGATAAAGGCATACTTCCAACTGTTCACAAACTTATCGATTTCATTCATGATTATTTCCTTTCATATCCTTCATTTTCTCACCCACCAATAGGTCTATCTCCATCGATACCGCATAAATCGCCCTAACCAGGTCCTTATCCCCGCCCTCCTTAACCCGCTCCTCAGCCATCCACACAATCGTATCCGCCATCGTCTACCCCATTTCCATTCGATGTTGGATGTTCATCTTTCCCTCATTCCGGCACCTCATCCCAGACCTTCCCATCCAACGCGGGCATTTTAACCAACTTCCCGTCAACATCCATCTGCTTCAGGAAGAACGGGACCCGGTGCCCATACGCCTTACACTGCTCCCTTATAAATCGAAACCACTCCCAATCCGTTCGCCTTCGCTTCGGGCCGCTCTCACACCCCGCTATCACCCAGTCCAATACCGGCGCATCAATCGTGTGAGCGTTGCATGCGTCCCACTCTTCCTTATACCCGCCGAGATAAGACTCCAGATTCACCGGTCCCAGTAACGGCTCAAGAGACACAAACCGCCGCGCAGCCGGTATCTGCAGTAGTACGGGTATCCGTCGATCTGCCTCCTCCTGATTTTCGGCAGTAACCCCAACCCAGACGTTTTTCCTTTCATGCCCTTCAGGGTAGCGCGTACCGAGGAAGTCCAACGCCCTCTCCGGCCGCTTCGTCAAAACCAGATATGTGTGGCCGGGTCTGTCGTTTGCCGGTTGGATATTCCCCTCGGCGTCATAGAATTCACCCATAGCCTGCCACACATTAAGTATCCACGCTTCATCCACCTCGGGGTGAAAAAGATCCCCCATAGAGCAGACAAACACCCGCCGCGGCTTCTTCCACTTCAACGGTTGGTTTATCCGATCGGGATGGAAAGTCACCTTGAAAGGATCGTCCGCCGGGTACCCGAACCGCCCCTTCAACCGCTGCGCCATCCGCCGGGCATAACAGTTCCGGCACCCCTCCGACACCGGAGAACACCCGGTAACCGGATTCCAAACCTCATCCGCCCACTCAATCTTAGTACTCACTGTGTTTCTCCTTCGCCCAGATCAGCCGCTCGTCCGCTGGAACGGCTTGTTATATTTTGCTGCTTATCTCTGATAAAATTTCTCGGATGTCGAGTAATATTTGTACTGTTAAATTACTTGAGTGAACACCGCCATCTTGATACGAAGCGTGTAAATCTCGCAATATATCTTTTCTATCACGCATTTTATTAGAACTTTTTGTATTATATTTTTCGCGCATTACAGTTAATGGGTTTTTGGGTCGTTTTGTATAACAGTGCGACATATCACTTCCAGCACCATCTTCTCCATCATTTTCTAAATTATATCCGTGCTTAGTCTTAGAAGATCCGCCTCTGGCTGGGTCTCTGTCACAACCCCTGCTTGTTCTATGTTCTCTTGTCATTTTGCTCTCCTTTCTTTTAAAATCTAACGTGCAGGTCAGCCGTGGAACGAAGTGGAATCGGCTGAATCAGCCTCGTTATACACATCATTTAAGATAAAATCGGCTTTCGCGTACAGCTTCCGAACCCTTAGCAGTTGACGCCTGAACGCTGAAACCGGTTTTTTGTAGCTCCGGTCAATTTTTTCCTCAAAAGCCAATATTTTTTTATTTAGCTTTCCCATGTCCTGGATTATTTTATGATAATCTCCAAGCCAATCCAAATATTCGTAGGTGCTGGATTGACCATTTATTTGGATTTTACATCCTCTGCACATAGTAGTCCCCAGCGTATAACGTTGAGTTAAGAGGTGCGGCGGTCCTTTGCCGCAACCTTCTTAAACGATTTGTTATCTTTGTTGTAATCCTAATGCCTCAATTTCATTAATCGTAAGCTTTGGGTAAACTGTAACGTTCCCGCAATTGGTTTTTGTTAAATCCACATCGATCATTCTGTTTTGACTTTCGCAAATAGTCAAACCTTTCCATCCAGGGGGGGGTGGGAAACACTTTTCAAGCCTCATCGCCCTGGATCTTCGACTGCAAAGGCGCCATTCTTCGTAGGAACCGTCAACTTTTATTAGACATTCAATAATTGTAATGCTTTTTGAGGTGTCAAACATGAATTTCTTCCTCGCATAACGGTTTAATCAGCGGCCGCGTTTAGCGGTCGGCTGAAGCGGCTGGTTAGCTGAACTTTTCGCAATGCTGAGCGGTTAAACACAATAATAGTTGTTCATTGTTCAGTGTTGAGAGTAGCTTTTTAATATCTCGCAACCGGTAATCTGTTAGCCATTTCTCTCGTTCTTGCCAATTTAGATGCTCTATCGGCATGAGGTATGCTTCTAATGCTGTGCCTCGTGTTCCCACCTGTATTTCATTAAGGCCAGCCGTAAAACTCTCATAAACAACGTCTTCGATTAACTTTCTCATGTAACACTCCTTTTCTAAGATGATAACAAGTGATTATATAGATCCGCATAACTCCACAAAACCGGAGTTATGCGGACAATTTAAACTTCCACCCCCATATCCCGATACACCCGCACCCGGCCCCGGTAACTCCCCTGCAGGTGAGTCGGTCGATCCCGATAATCAAAAATCTTCGGGGGATCATCCCCGGGTTTTGACCATAACAACTTACCGACGGCCTGGCATAGATTCTCGGGATGCCGTAGGGGGGAGGCCACAAACAGGTGGGTGATCCGGTCCACATTCAACAGATTAAAACTCTTGGCGGTGACACAGATAATCTGAGTTTTTCCTTTATTAAACATCTCAAAAACAACCGGCAATTGATCTTTTTTAGTCTTTCCGGATATTAAGATACAGTCGCGGTAATTAGCTTTAAAGGTTTTTTGCAGGGCCTCTAAGTGAACTAATCGCTCTACCAGGACCACGGTCCGGGCGCCTCCTTTTATCGCGGTCTCGGCCAGCACGTCGGTGACAATCCGCTCGTTTCGCTCCGGATCCACGGCCAGGGCGCCCACCATTTTTTTGTAATCTTCACTGAAGTTGTAATCAAACCCGGTGTCCTGGCCGTGGAAAACCGGTCGGATCGCGGTCGATTCCCGGTAAACCCTATCTATGTCGATTTCGGCCAGATGCGGCCCTATATAGGCATGTATAAGGTTAGTTAGACCGTCATCCCGCTTCCGTCTGATCGCCAGACCCAGCATATATGCCGAGGGGATATACCGGACAAATTTAAAAAAAACATTCAGCCCGACCCGGTCGCACTGATCCACTATTAAAAACCCGACCGACTCGGCCACATCGTCGATCATCTTATGAAGTGCGCGGCTGATGGCTATAGTAAAAGGCCTCCC